GGTAGCCATATAATTTTTCTTTTAACGGTAAGTCTGTATCAAGTAAGCTGGACTGTGGTGCTACTCCTATGTTTATACCTATATCATTACATTTAGCTATCCAATATTCACAACAAGCTCTACCTTGTTCAGCAAAATGGACATTACCTTTATAGCTAAAATCAACTCCAAATAAATTAATTTGTCCTACTCGTTGGTAAAAAGCGTAGGCTATAGCAAAAGCTACTGTATTATTTAAATAAGCACACTTAGCGTCATTAATAACTTCATATAAAGGATATTCAATAACACTGGGAGCTCTGTCATCAAGTTCACAAGAATAAATAGGGGTAGTAGTTTTAGGTAGCCATTTACGCATAATACCTGTTTGCGTACCTGCGTCCTCTGTGTCTAAAAATCTACTAACAGGGTCTAACATAAAAACTCTATCACATTTAGTGATAGCTCCCATACAATTTATACCCCAAACTTCATCATACTCTTTACTATGAGCTAATGATAAATGGAAATCTACCTGACTTCTTCCTATAGCAACAATAGCGATATTTTTACCTAATAAATTTTCCTCTCTCATGTGTGTCCTTATTTTTTCTTTTTCTTTTTCTTTTTAGATTTTCCTGCTTTACTTAAAGCAATAGCAACCGCTTGTTTTTGAGGCTTACCTTCTTTTTTTAATTTCTTAATATTTTTAGAAATTGTTTTAGGGTGACTTCCTCTAGATAGCGGCATTATTTTTTAGCTGTTTTAGCCGCTCTTTTAAAAGCAGCGGCAGTTGGTGCTCCTTTAGCACCTTTCTTTCTCATCTTTCTACCTTCTTTACGTTTTTTATTTATATTGTAATATAAACCTTTTTTAGCAGTTCTACCGTCTTTAGTTTTATGTGTTTTCTTCATTATGTAGGATCCCTTCTAAGTTGATCATATCTATATTCTTGTCTAGTTCTTCTAGCTTCTGTTAAATTTTTCAATCTATCTAACGATTGTAAAAATCTTTGTTCGTAAACAGGGATGGTTTCAAAACTTTTCATAAAAACACAAGCCTCTACCAAACAACCGTATAAAAGAGTTTCTGGAGCATTTTTAGAAATCCAAGTAGTTCCACTGTCTCCTGCAGTTGTTAAAGAAGCAGGTTTATATAAGTAGTGTAATTCCATCGTATAATTAGAATCAGGAGTAGGTGATAAAATAAAAGTGTTGTCATCAAATAAAGCGTAGTACAAGGGAGTTCCTGTAGTAGCTGATGCAGGAGTATAGTCTCTAATAAAAGTTACATGTTTAAATTTAAGATAATTGTAATTATTACTTCCATCAATTAAAGCTAAACTAAACGGTGCTAAAAAATCACTGGGGGTTGCTAAATATGTATTAGAGGCTGTTACAGTTCCTGTAACATTCTTTCTAAAATTATCTATTTCAACTAATTTTAAAATTCTATCTTCTGTGTTTTCAATAAAATTATCAAGGTTATTTACAAAAGTAGTTTCACTATTTTGCATGTAATCCTGGATTAAAGTTTTTATTTCTGAATATGTATAACTCATATTGATACCGTTACAGTTCCTAAAGCAGAAGTAGCTTTATTAATAATAAAACTAGTTCCTATTATATCATCAGTTGTATTGTATTGTGGGTTTTCACTAGAAGTTCTAACTATTCCTAATGAAACTTCTTGATCTATGTCTGGTCTAGATTCATATAAAGCTTCAGGATCTGCTATTATCCTCATGGGTTGAAGTTGAGGGTGTTTAGGCTCGTATTGATCAGGTCCTACTTTTAAACCATCCCAAGTTTTTTTGAGATCTTTATATCTGTACCTTAGACCAGATCTGTCGCAAATTCCGTAAGAATATTTACCTCTAGCATATGTCATATGGATTGTCTAAAAGGTACTAAATGTAGACTAGATCTATCTCTATCGGAGTCATAAGCTCTTAAAAAATCTTCTTCATACATTTGTTTTAACATCATAGCTTTTTGCGGATTTTTCTTTACCGCTACATAATAAGCTAACCCACTAACCATACAAGGTATAAATCTTGAAGGTAAGTCTTGATCGTTAGTAGAGGCATCTATGTCTTCCATTCTTTTCCAACGATAAGTAATTAATTGATCTGTAGAATTTTCAGGCGTAGGATACAAATAAATCTTCGGTGTTTTAGTTCTTTCAACATAATATTGAGACGGTCTTCCAGTAGAAGACTTTACAGGAATATTAAAATATTCTGATCTATCTATTCTTTCCATTTGTAAATCGTTAATTGTACCGCCTGATGTTCTGCGTAAAACAGCGTCTAGCACATCTATATCGTATTCATTTAAATTATAAGAAGCTGTGTCTTTAGTTAGAGTAAGAGTTACTTGTTCTACTTCCCAAAGCTGTACACCTCTGTTTGACCAATCTGCAAACATTATATTTAAAGCACGTCTAGCAGCATTAGCGTCGTATCCAGTACGAAGTTCTAATCCTGCTAGTTCGTATGCTTCTTCTATAACATCCGCTGTAGACAGGGAGAATGTTCTAGTTCCTGAAGTTGCCATTAATCGTAATCTTTAATACAGTGTAATACTATAGTATAAGTATCACCAGCACTATGACCAAATGTAGTTAATTGTATATCTCCAGTCTTACCTGAACCTGCAGTGTTTTGTAAACCTCCGAATGAAGAATAATCTAAAAAGTCAGAGGAATCAGGATTAATTTCTACACAAAGTGTATCTGCTGTAGCATCCCACAATAATCTAATTGCAGTAAAACCTACAACACTGTAATAAACTTTATAAAGTTTAACTCCAGTGCAAGCAGCTCCATCACTTTTACGAACAGATAAAGAACTTACGTCAACCTTAGTGACGGCACTTTCTCCAGTGCCATCACTAACATTTGTAAGCTGAACTATAAAATCTTTTTCACCGTCTAGTATGGTGGTTGAAGTTACTGTATCAGCCATATTTTGCTCCTGTTATTAAGCGTCAGCAAAAGGTGTAACTAAAGTACCTGAGCCGATTAAAAATGCCTCAACATGGTATTTAGCACTTGCTATAGCTGTAACTTTTACAATGCTTCCTGCAACACCACCAGATGTAGTTCCGTTTAAAGTCATAACATCATTAGTAGCACCTGAAACAAAAGTTTTACCAGTTGCAGCATCATCAATACCAACAAATACACTACCAACAAACTTATCAGTACCGTCTGTCTTGATGTCAAGATCTGTTGCAGCAGTTACTACTACAAAAGTAAAAGAAGCACCTAAATTGTTGAGTTGATTAGGGTCTGTAGGATCACTTGGTACAGTTGTAACAATAGAAGGTAAAGTAAATTTACCATCAGCATCATTACATAAAAGTATTTTACCAGCGTGACTATCTACGCTTAAAGTTGTGTCAGCGGTTAAACTAACAACTGCAGTGTTACCTGCGGAAATAAATCCAGATAAAGATTTAACTGGACCTGAAAAAGTTGATTTAGCCATTATTTTCTCCTAACTAAATTTGTTGTTTCATCTTTGGAGTAAGTCTGCTGAGCCAGTTGAAACAACGAGTTAATCTCAGTTTGATTAATTGTAGAATAATTGTTTGAAAAAAGAAAGGGGAACTTAATGTTCCCCTTTCAAAGGTGTCTAGGACACCCACCCCATTAAAGAGTTTAGGCTCCTGGTGAACCGTACATTCCACGCCAGTCACTAAAACCGAAAGAGTATCTCTCTCTAGCTTTGTATCTAACGTTTCCAGTTTCGAAGTCACCTTCCATGCCAGTCTTGATAGGACTTCTTACGAAATGCTTCATTCCGTTAGGAGAGTCAGTTTTGATAAAGAAAGCATCAGTATCAGTCAAGAAGTGGTTAACTACGTAACCGTCTGGGAGCATTCCCATATTCTTTAATGCATTGATGTCGTTATCAGAAGTAGCAACTCTCAGTTGAGTATTTAAAAGTCTATCAGCCACAAACTGAAGTTGTGGTGGAACGATAAGCTTTCTAGCTTGTACGTTAACTTTCAAACCTCTTTCGTCTTTGAATTGAGAAATATCAATCATAGCGTTTTCTAAAGAAGTTTCATTCAAGTCAGCAGCTGTTGTTGGCTCGTTAGCTTGATCTCCAGCAGTCAAGGTTGGGTGATTGGTAGCGAATAATTCTTTACCGTCGCCTCCTGGATAGTTTGAGTTAAAGCCATTGTTAAGCACGTTTGCTGCTTTGATTTGCTTTGTCTGAGACATAGATCTAGCTAATGCTCGAGTATATCTTGAAGACAATGTATCATAAAGATTATCTTCGATAGCTTCTTCTGTTAGAGAGAAAGCAAGAGCTATGGTTTCATGTGAATACCTAGCTGTGAAAGTTTCTTGTGCATAGTCATAGCTGACTGATGAACCTTCGCCCTTCACAGGAGCTTCACCAAAACCTGATAGCATTACTTCTTCTTCAAAAGCTCTTTCAGAAGTTTCTGTATCAAAAATTTCTTCATGTTCGTTCTCGTACCTGTTGTACTCAAGACCAAAAAGTGCATTAAGTCCTGGTTCGAGTTCTTTAACTAATTGAGCTCTGTTAATTGCCATTGTTAATCACCTTTTAGTTATTGCCGAATTCGGAAGTAGGGAAGGTTACATGAACTCTAGCATATTGACCAATAGAGTTTCCAGGCTTGTCAGCAAACCCAATAACTTTAGCAATTCCGCTAGTAGTTGTAGTAGTCACCCCTTCTTTAGAACGACCATTGTTAGTATCACCTGCAGTAGTAGAGATAGTGTAAAGTTTACCGACACTTGCTTGAGTAGGAGTACCAGTATTCTGAGCCTCATACACAATGTCTGGATCAACATACACATATGCTTTAATATCCGCAGACCCCAAAGTTGTAGTACCAGAAACGAATCTTTTTACAAATTGAACCGCACCTGTACTATCTTGATATTCAGCACCCATAAATACACCTAAAGGGGCGTCAGTAGCACCGCTCTGAAGTACATATCCACTTGATAGCTTAACAACATCACCAGAGAAAATATCTCCAGTTGCTCCACTTTGGATAGCAAATTCAGAAGGTCTAATTGTACCACCTGTTAGATGATATACAGGATTGAATCCATCTGGATCATTAATATTTGCCATTTATATCACCATATAAGTTAATAAATTAAAAATTAGCCCTTTTTCACACCGCCTGATCCAAAACTAACTCTAGTTTGCCTATTAGGTTTTTCTATAGGCATTACATCGTTACTTTGTCTCATTAAGTTTGAGTCCAGAGCCTCCATTTGATTTTCCGCCATACCTCTATAATAGGCATTGCGTTCTTCAGCAGTTTCTTCTGGTATTTTTGCTAAAATCAGTCCACCCACACCAATAACACCGTCATTTCTTCCACCTTCAATAGTAGGTGCATGAAAATCTGGATGGTCTTCGGATCTCACAGGTTCCCAACCTTCACGAATACGTTTGCTCATGTTAGTCTTATCATCTGTTCCCAGTAAAGACTCACGGAGCCAACGGTATTTGTAACCAGCTGGTGCTTGTGGAGCTTCCAAAGTTGATGGAGGTGTCCATGGTTTTCTGCGAGAAGTGTTTTCTCGTGTGTTTGCAGTTCGTGGAGATCGATCTGTCATTTTATACTCCTTTTACGTGTTTAGCATATTCTTCTAGTGGAACACCTAATCTTTTAGCAATAGCTACTTGAGAAGGTGTCAACCGTACTCTGCGTGCAGCGTTTTTAGCTGCTCCTCTAGTAGGAGCTGCCACTTTAGGCTGAACGTTTACATTAGCATCAGATGTCTCTGACGTAAACTTGTGAGGAAATTCTTTTCGCATACGCTTATCAATTTCCTTGTAGTAATCATCTGATTGTAAGTCATAACCTAAATCAGCTAATTCTCTGTGTATCCCAAATGCAGCAAAAGTCATAACTTGATCTTGTCCAAACCATTGATTTTTTCCAGCCCATTCTTGAGCTTTCGGATCTGGTTGTGCAGTCTGTCGGACTGGTTGTTGTGTTTGAGGTACATATACTTCTTGTTCTTGTTCCTGAGAGTCTAATCGTCTTTTGACTCTTGTTAAATTATCAGCTTCAGCACCAAGTCTAGCTATTTGTTCGTTAGCAGAAGCCATTTCATCTGCATCACCGTTTTCATAAGCAAGCTTGTATTGTCTTTTAGCTTGATCTAACTGCGATTGTACACGATTTACAGCCTCGTTGACTAGTGTTGAGTCAGAATTTTTTAAAGAAGTTTTTAACTTCTTATTTTCGTTAACAATGTTTTCAGCGTATTTAACAGCTTCTTCTCGCTGTCTTTCAGCTTCTCTCATTTTATAAGTAAGCTGACTTATACGCTTTTTAACACTTTCGCTATACTCCTCAAGTTCATCTTCTGATGAAGCTCCAGCAGTTTCTTCTCTTTCTACTTCTTTTACAGAATCTTTACTAACTTCAAACTCGACTTCATCGTCGTTATCGTTTTCGTTAATAACATCTGCTTCGTGAATGTCTACGTCTCTATCTTCGACTTCGACAGTAAGTTTTGGATTTGCCATTTTCTATTTCCTATGCGTGGTGGACAACGTTTTCAGGATCATTAACAACAGCTAAAACTTCATCGTCGTTTAATAGTCGCATTTCGCCACCATCAATCTTGATTCTAGCTCCAGCATATCTGCCGAAAATAATCCAGTCGCCTTTTTTGCACCAAGCCCCACAAGGATACTTGTCAGGATCGGTGTAAGCGTCAGGTCCGAGAGCAACTACATACCCCACGTTAGTAGCTAGTCGTTCTCTCTCAACCGTTTCTTTTGCTAATACTATACCACCTTTTGTCTTTTTAGCAATGGTATAGGGCAAAATCAATATTCTATATCCAGTCGGAACTGGTAGTTTATCGACTTCTCTTTCGCAATCTTCAGGGGTGGTAATACCTTTTTCTTCTTCAAAATCATCTGAAGGTTCAAAATTTAATTTAATATTAGGTACTTCTTTAGTCATCTATATCTTCCTTATTATCTAGCAGGTCTTTTATAGTAAATTCGGCAAAACTCAGACCTGAAATCTCGCCTACAACACGTTGATACTGCTCATGGTCTTGTATTGAGCCAGATTTCAACGTTTTTGTTAACTGTTCCTCTCTATCTCTTACTAATTTGAGGAATTTTCTAACTAAATCTATATATTCCATTAATCAGCTTGTCTATAAAAGTTCAAACCTTTAGTAGCAGCACCAGTTCCTCTAGTTTTTGTTAAAACTGGACCGCCTTTTGACATATTTTTAGCCATTGCCATGCCTCTTTTCTTTTCATAAGACGATAATTTACCATCTTTATTAAGATCAGACTTTTTTGGGTCAAATTTTTTCATATTTTTTCCTTTTTTAATTATTTTCAGGTAAATTTCTAGCTTCTTGAGCTTGTTTTGCTAATTCTACTAGGTCTTTTACTCTTTGTTCTTCTTTATCGAGTAAATCTTGTTGTAAACTTACTGCTAAACGTGCATCTTGCTTCGCTTCTTCTGAATCTATGCGTTCTCTATCGACTTTCGCTCTAATATTTTCTCTTTCTATCTCAGTTTGAGACTTAAGTTGAGCTTCTGCTTGTCGTAATTGTAGTTTTGCTTGTTCTAATTGCATCTGAGCTTGGAACATTTGCATTTGTGGATTCATTTGAGCGTTCATTTGAGCTTGAACAATCGCTTGATCTCTACCTGTTATCTGTTGAGTAGCCGCTGCTGCCTGTGCTGCGATAGCATTTTGTATTTCCATAGGTAATGGTTGACCTTCAGGAGGCATTTGCATACCCTGTTGAGCTAATATTTGACTAATTTCAAGTCTATATTTAAGAGCAAAATGTTCTTGAATATGAGCTTGTAGTGCTGCAACCGCTGCAGGGTTAGATTGTACGTTAGGATTTTGTGCAAAAAAGTTATGAGCCTGAACGTGTGAGTCATGATCTTGTTCTATAAACGCTTTTAGTTCAGTTCCCATAAGTGAATCTTGGTTTTCTGAGACAGGGTCTTTAGGGAATATTTTAGGTTCAGGTAATAAAATATCATCTATGTCTTTTACGTCTAATGCTAGATACATATTTTTATAAGCTTCACGTAAATTATGAATTCCTGGAGCACTTTGTGCTAATTGTAATTGTGTTTGAGCCATAGTAATTCTTTGTGAGGTACTAAAGATATTAGGATCACTAACAGGAATTACATCTACTCGTCTATCAAAATCTGAAACGAACACACTTCTTGAAGCTCCTGCTACATCAAACGGATATTCTTCAGGAATCGTTTCGCTAAACACTCTAGCTAGAATTTTAAATTCTATTTTTTGTGCATAATGTAATCTTTTATGTATAGCTGACATGACTTTTGAGCCACGTTCTAGTAATGCTATAGTTGTTCCTACTGGAGCTTCTTGATTTCCATCCCCAACTTGCATATCTGCAATAGAAGCAAACCTTCTTCCGCTATCTACAAGTACACCTAATAATTGAGCTAATGTTCCACTAGGCTCTTTATAAGGTAGAGGCATGATAGCGTCACGTAATGTACCTCCTGGAATATCTACGTCTCTAAATTCTCCAGGCTGTAACGGTTCATCAAGCCTACTAACATTCATACCCCTAGCTTTAAATCCTGCAGGTAAATTTGATAATGTTCCTGCATCAATAAGCTGTCGTAAAATTGAAGTGGCTGACTGGCTAAGTCCGCCAATCATGTGGATTAAACCAAAACCATAAAACCCTAATCCTGGAAGGAATTTATAATGTACAAAATGTTGTATCTTTCTTTTTAATGGGTCGTCTTCTCTATAATTTTTTCTTATAGATAAAATAGTATTTGTTTCTTTTACAAAAGTTACGATATAAGGTAAAGCTATTCCTGTAGGATTACCTTCTTTATCTACGTCTTCAAAACCTTCGACATCAAGGTTAACGTGCATTTCTAAAAGGGTGTATTCTTCGTCTTCATTTATAGGTGTAATACCTTGAAGCTCCTCCATTTTATTTTCGACTTCGTTATCAAAGTCTACTGCAGGGTCGCTTAGTTCTACGTCTTTATAAAAACCACTTACTTGTAATTTACGTAAATCGTTATAAGTCATACGTACTACGTGAGTAACACGTGGGCTAGTCATAAGATCAGTTGCATAATAAGGAACAACTAAATCTTCTGCCATAATAAATTTAGAACAAGCCCTACCCATAGCAGGATCGTAAAAAACTTTTTTGAAGGCTGAACCTGAAAGTGGTAAGTAAAATAATAATTGATCCATATCAGGATCGTATTCTTCCATTACATGTGTAATTTGATAGTTCATAAACTCACGAACTCTTTCAGCTTGTTTTGCCCTTTCGTCGTCCATGTCGCCAATAACTTGTGTGTTGACAGGTCCGCCTGCTGGTAATAATTCTTTATACGCTTGTGCTTGGAACTGAGTTACTGCTTCCGCTAGTAATGGGTGGTGAACGCCACTTGCTCCTTGGAAAGGTTGTGTTCTTTCTTGATCGTATTTAATACCTAATAATTCTAAACCTTGAGTAAAAGCATGATACCAATCTTCTCTTGATTGAAAATCTTCTTCGTAGTTATCGTTTAGTTTTGAGCCAAGAGCATTTAATTGATCTTCATCAATAGATTCAGCTAAATTATCACCGAAAGCAACCGCTTCCATACCAATACTGTCTAAATCTAAATTAGAAATTTCTTCGATTAAAACTTCTAAATCTTCAGGTATGGGTGAATCGTCAGCACCGATTTCAATTTCTAATGCTTCTTCTTCGTTAACTGGATTTAAATTTAATTTTTCGATTGCCATTATTTACCTCGCTGGCTCATGGCTTTTTTCTTTGCGGTTTTATTTAAATCACCGTAATGAAATAATCTTTCACTACTTTTAGTATGGGTTTTGCCTGAATGTAATTGACCGTTCGGCATTTTATGGTAAGCACCTTTATGTACCGTGCCATCACGTTTGTAATGCTTTACACCTGCTCCCATTATTTTTTAGATTTCTTTTTCTTCTTTTTATAAACAGCACCACCGCTGCCATATTTTTTAGCTTTTCCTTTGTGTTTCATTCCGCAAGCCATTTTATTCTCCTAATAATACACTCTTTCCCTGTATTTATAAAGATCTTCGTCTTCATCTTTCCAGTCTGAGCTTAATCGTAAAAAACCACCTTGCCTAAACCGCATAAGTGCTTGCGTCATACTGTCGACTAAGTCGTCGTGTTCACCGTTAGGGAAGTCGTTAACTTCCTCAACAAGTTCTTCTGCCCAATTTGTTTGAGGTACCCAAACTTTGCCATCAGCCAAAATTGAACTTATTGAGTTCACACGAGCAACTTTATCTTGTCCTCGGCTCGGTGTAAAGTTAAATATAGGAATTCCAATAGCACGTAGTTCTTGTGTTAAAGGCAAACCACTTGCTTTCGCCTCTATAATTACGGAATCAGGTTGCCATTGTTTATAATGTGTAATCGCAGCTTCTTTTAATTCAGGAAAATCAAAGCGGTCATGTAAGACGTCTAATAAAATAATATGGGCTTGTTTTCCGTCGTAATAATCTTCTCCTATTTTTCCACTAGGATAAAATATTCCCCACGTTGTTACCGCAGTGTAGTCAGCAGATTCTTTTTTCAAAAATGCTGTATCGTAACTTTGTATAATATATTCACAATACGGAGGGTCATCGTTTTCCCAAGTTTTAAACCATTCTTTAGGAATGATTGACATTTCCCCACCAGTAGGTTGTTGCATATAGTTTGCATACCACTTACTAGGAGAAATACTTGCTTTTACTTTTTCTAATTCATCTAACGACCAAAAGTTTCCCCAAAGCGGATCACCGCTAGGTAAAATTGCTGGGAACTCAATTATTTCCCATTGATCCGCATTCGGATCCGTAGTCATCTTTTTAATTAATTTACCTGTTAAATCTCTTTTCGACCAACGTGTCATCACAATGACGATTGCTCCTCCAGGCTGTAGCCTCTGTCGAGGACCTGTCATAAACCATTCGTAAGTATCGTCTAATGCTCTTTCCGACATAGCGTCTTGTTCTGAATGGGGGTCATCAATAATAAATAGATCCGCACCACGACCTGCTAATGCACCACCCACACCAGCTGCAAAGTATTCACCGCCACCAGACGTATTCCATTTACCTGCAGACTTAGAATCCGCTTTTAGTGAGGTTGCTGGAAATAGTTTTTGATAATCTTCACTATCAATTAAATCCCTAATCTTTCGACCAAAGTTCACAGCAAGGTCAGCGGTGTGAGTGGCTTGTATTATTTTTAAGTCAGGCTTTTTCCCAAGAAGATAAGCTGGGAAATAATGACTTGCAAATTCCGATTTTGTATGACGAGGAGCCATGTTAATGATAACACGTTTAGTTTTACCGCTGGCGATATCGTCAAAGACCTTCGCCATTTTTTTATGATGTTCTCCTTCAATGAACGTATCCCAAAGTGTTTTTACAAAAGTTAAAAAATTAGAAGTCGCTGCATCACGAGTATTTCGTTTATCAAGTTCTTCTAGTAATAATAGATATTCTTTCGCTTCGCTTTCGCTTAAAAAGGAAAGGTCGATTTTTTTGAGCTCGTCAATCTGAGCCATAAGATTTATGGTCTACGTAGTAAACCTGCAATACCACCGTCTCGCATACCACTTTTTTTCATGAAACTTTCAAAAACTTCGTCAGTAGGTAAGTTTCTTTTATTTGTGGTCATTTGACCCATAGCTTTTTCTAAAGAAGCTATTTGATTATCTATGTTTCTTAATTCTTGTGTTCTGCGTTGGTATTTTTCTAATTGTTCTAAAGCTCTTGGTCTTGAAGAAACAGGGAAGTCGTCAAACATATAACGTGTATTAAAATCCATAGGGTCTAATTTAGGGTTATTAGATTTACCGAACATATTCCTTAATACTTTTGTAGAATCTTCTACCATTTGTGAATATAGTTTTTTATCGGCAAGTAATCTTGTCATTCTACCTTGTGGTGTCATACCTGCTACATCTGCTAATAAACCTTCAACTCCTGATGAACCGACAGGTTGCATATTCATTAATTCTGCCATCATCATACCTTCGCCTCTAGACATAGGTTGTGTAGAACTTTCGCTAGGAAATCCACCTACTTCTAAAATTTGATCTAAACGGTTAGCTACCGAAGGACTTTGATCTACTATTCTAGAAAGGTCTTTATCAGATAATGCTCTTTGAGGTTTGATTCCTCTTTCTTCTAATTGTTTAAGTATAGCAGGATAAAGGTCTTTTGCCATTTTTACAAGGTTAGGTTGTTGTTCTGAATAACGAACATTTTCACCACCACTAATATCTGTGCCTATCCTACTAACTTGACCTTGATCTTCAAGACGTCGATAAACGTTATCGGTGTATTCTGCCATACTAGCGATTATATATCAAAAAGTATTTAGTCGTAAAGCTCATCTAAACGGTTTCGTCTTTCTGTTATACGGTCTATTTGTGAAACTAAAAGATTTAATTTCTCTTGAAACTCTTCTTGAGGCATACCTTTAAGGTATTGGTCTTTAATACTTTGTATTAATTTATCGTTTCCTGTTTTAACACCAATATATAAATGTTCGTTAATAGGGGTTAAATCTTTAATAGGGCTTTTACGTAACCCACGATGAATATATTCATGGGCTTCGATTTCAGGATCTTTTTTACCTGACTTATATAATGCAGAAGAAGGTAAAGTTAATTCGTCTAGATCAGTTCGATAAGAAGCCACACCACCTGTTGCTTCACTAAATAATAATCTTGTAACAGGGTCAACCATATTATAAATACTTTTAGGCTCGGTTAATCGTCCGATAGCTTCAAGTAAACTGTCCGTGGTCGATTCCCTAGAATATTCAGGACTATTGTACATAGCATCAGGGTCGTTGCGTTGTTTTTGAAGATTATATTTTTGTGTTTCTATTTCATTACGGATACCTGAACCGTATCCTGAAGGAACTTCGTAATCGTTTAATCGAATATAGTCAGCAATACTTGATGGTAAAAAACGTAAATCGTCTTCCGTAAATTTTCGACTGACGGTTACGGTTTCCATTATTTGCCCTGTCCTCTATATTTTTTGAAACTAGATTTCTTTTCTTTGTTCATAGTTGCAAAGGCAACGTTCCGTCGACCTTGAGCAGTTTTCTTTCCACGACCAGTCGTGGCTTTTGTTCTGTCGACTCTGTTTAAAAATTTAGTTGCCATTAAACCTTTTCGGTTGAATATCTAATCCAGTTATTTGTTTATAAATTATTGGCAATGCTGCCAACGCTTCATCAGCACTATCATAACCTTCCACGATTCCCTGTTCAATAGCTTCGGAAAATTTTTTACCTACCTCATCTTCGCTTTCAATGATCTGTTTTGTCTGTTGATCAAAGCTCGGCAGGATATAGTATTTACCGTCTACGACAGGAGTTTTAAGGTACATGGTTACTTCGTCACCATTCAACGATCCAGGATCCATTGACGATTGATCGTGGTACGATTGTAAGAATCTAAGATTCTTTAGAAACCGTTTGTCGTCTTTGTTCTCTATAGCCATGTCATCTATGCTGTAGATCAAGATTATATAACAAATAATTACAAATGGATACGATGACTAAAAAAGTAAAGGGGTATTTGAAAAATACATATGCGACAAATTTTCAAACGTAAAGTTACTAGGATTGTTTGAGGGGATTAAGGGAGGGTGGGTGGGGGGGCACCATAACTGCTGCTTATGGGGGGTGGGGGGTATTATATATATTATTTATAATTGGTAGGTTGGTATGAACCTTTTCGAAGGGCATAAAAAAGGGGGCGTTAAGCCCCCTATCCGTTAGCTAGTAGCTATTAGATTAGTTCTAATACGCCATACGATTGTAGTTTCTTATGGTAATGGCTAACGACTTTACCTGTAGGTTGTACGCTATCTAAAACGTTAGTAGCGTTAAGGCTATCAAGTAGCTTTTCCCTAGTAATAGTTAAGCTACCTGTTTCGTTAGCTAGTTCTACTAGCGTAGCTACTATAGCTTGAGCTTGCCCAGCCATTTTATTAGCCTCGCCTAAGTTATCAGGGTTAAGCGTATAAGCGGAAACCTGATTGCCCTTGCGAACGGACTTAGTAGCTTTAAAGGTTAAGTTTACTTTCTTACTCATAATTTTCTCCTATTAGTTATTGAGTTAGTTAATATACCTATTATATTGCCTGAATTATTTTAAAAGTAAAGCGGTTTATTAATCTTTATTAATCTTTTTTATCACCTATAAAAAGCGACGAACCACGAACCATCAGCGACGAACTATCAGGCACGAACGACGAGAGACGAGTGATCATGGAAGGTGGAATGTGGGAATTGGGAATTGGTTAATTGGATTGGTTGATTGGTTGGATTGGGCGATTGGTTGATTGGTGATTGGGTTGGGTAAAAAAATGCCCACCGAAGTGGGCACTTTGGATTAGGCTACGAGCTCTATCAGACCTCGATCAGCCATATCTTTTTGGTAATGTCTAATTACCCTAATGACTGGCTGGACAGTTTTGAAATTGTCGACACCTTTTAGGAACTCGGCAATGTTCTCAACTGTCGCTAGACCATTCTTGTCAGCACACTCGCTAACCGCCCAGAGGATCAGCTGAGCCTGTGGTGCGATCTTTGGAATAGACTCGCAAGTTAGTTTGTATGCTGTCACACCTTGTCTAGATCTAACAGTCACGTTTGGCATATCAAGTTTTTTCATAATCTTTCTCCTTTCTAAAACTTGTTAGTGTTAATTAAACCATTTAATTAACTATATATATTGTTGCCGATTTAATAATAAAAGTAAAGAACTATTTTATCTAATTTATCTTCCCTCTTTCATCGCTTAGTCACCTAGTTTGCGACGAACCACGAACCACGATAGACGATCGATTGACCAAGGACGAAGGACGAGGGACGATGGTTATTGGTCTTTGGTTTGGTTGGTTGGTTGGACGACTTGGGCTTCTATGATTTTTGGGAAGTTGGCTTGGATTAATTGTTCAAGGCGTTGGATAATTTCTTCCTTTGGCATGGATTGGATCTGTTGTTGGATGATCTCTCGTCGGTCGACATACAGTCCACCAGCCTTCCCTCGATGGACTTCGGCTGTTATAGCCGCTGATATTTGTCCTTGGTCTTTGGCTTCTTCTCTTAAATCGTAAAGAGCTGAAAGATGAGAGTCTATATCTACCCTAGACCTCTCTTGCAACTTTATTGATTGGTCTATAAGGTAGTTTCGGACTACTGGGTTGTGATTTAGTAACACACTGCCCTGTCGTTTGGCTGCGTTACGATTCTTGGTATAGCCTGCTTTTATAGCCGCTTGTGTAGCACTTTCGCCTTTTATATACTCGCTAACGAATCGTTTTTGTTTACTGTTTAACGGTTGCCAGATCTTACCGTCTGGATCTACCATACCTTTACCATCTTCTGTTGGTTCTAATCTTACGTACTCTAATTCTTTCATAGGCTTAAACCCCTGTTGCGTCGATATATTTCTCTAATTTTAAATTAAAAAAGAAAAAATAAAAAACTTTTCCTTTCTGAATTATATACTGTGCCGCATCCACCTGCCCACAACTCTAAAAAAGTAATAGGTTGGTTAAAATCTAATAGATTTTAAAAAAAGTAATAGACCGAAAAAACCTTTAACCACGAGACTTTGACGACGATTCTATTACTTTATTAGTGATATTAGCCATTTTAGAAATTTTTTTTAAAAAATAAAATATTTTAGAAATAACTATATAAGACTAATAAATTAATAGACTGGAGAGCTAACCAAGCACAAAAAACCCCTCTTATGAGGGGTCAGATCAACTGGCAACGAACCATTCAGGAGGGTCGGTATACTCCCATTTAGCAAACCCTGACTTCTCGCCAATGTAATAGTTCCGATATGCTTTAACTGCATCGGTTGGATCTTTATATTCGTCAGGCATAGCTTGGGCAAATGGTGTTGTCTTATTTGGATAAGAACTTGGCATATCTCCAGGAATGTAAGATAGCTTATCTCGCAACTTAGTATCGGTTAAATGGACTTTGCCATAGCGTTTCGTATATTCATCACATAACGCTACAAAATGTTCGTATAACCATTGGTAATTACTAGCATCTGTCCTAGCCCAAATCGTACAAGGGTGGTTAATATGAGCAATCTTATAATAACCAACTCTATTACAATAATCGTCTTCGTAAAACCAACGCTGAGTAGTCGATAACATCTGAGCTGTTTCTAATATCATTTTAACTACATGCTTATCGCATTGGTCTTTTGCAGCTTGGATTGGATCTTCGTTTAATACAAATATATTCATATAAACCTCGAAACGATATCTAATTCTTCTTCTGTAATTTCTTGAACACTATAAACTTGAACTGTTCTAAGACCACCCATCCAATACCAACTACTATCTTCATTATCACGGTCACTGGCTTCTATACCATATTTTTCGTTTAATAAATCTAAATCGGTAATTTTACCTTCTCGATAATCGGATATATTTTTATCTCTAAAATAGTCGATAGACTCGTATTCGTGTTCACCGTCACGTATTTCGTAAATAACTATAATCACTTATTTCTCCTTTCTAAAAGTGCCCTCTGCGAAACCGAATATGAATAATCTAATAGGAGTCGATTCCACAGAGAGCGTTTGGCTACTCTCCATTTGATATGATGTTGATACAAGGAGGGCAGGAGAGCAACCAAAACTATTATAACCCATAACCCTTGACCTCATCAACTATTATTAAGTGTATCCCACTCACCGTCATCGTAATAATAACGACGCAAATTATCAACACTAACCGCAACAACATCACAACCTTCCCAGCTACGAAGAACTGTATCGGCTGTCAAATAATCGGTTTCTTGACCTTTTTCTAAGTGCTCAGAGCCTTTGTCAACAACAATATCCCAAAGCTGATCGTAAAGGGCGATAATCTTTTTAGCATTATCTAAGGTCACGTTTCTAGCAACTAAAGTGAAACCAGTGCTAAACACCGCATCACGTTCTGTATAAATATTAAAAAGTTCCATTATCTTCCTCCGTAAGGTCAAAAATAATATCATCAATTTCTTCGCTCAACATATCGTAAGCTAAGTCTGCTGCCTGTGTAGACCAATCGTCATGGCAACGGTTCAAGAACTCATTCCAAACAGCTTCGGATATCTTTCTACCGAGTTGTTCTTCAAAGTTTTCTTTGGTTAAAAACTGCCACATACTATTTAGTGGCACTTGTACATTTCTTTCTACTGACATTTTCCCTCCTTTGTTTGTATGAAAAGTAAAGTAGTTATAGTATTAATAATACTAACCATAAACTAGAAAATAAAGCCATTAACGATAAACCCATTAATGTTTTTACTGGCATAAATCCTCAAAATCTTTTTTAGCTAACGCTTCAGCAACCGCTGGCGTATATCCTTTATCAATATATTGTTGATATAAATCTTCTAATATTCTTTGGTTTTCTTCACACGACATTTATAGTCTCCAAATAATGTAAAAAAGTATTAATGCAATTAATGTTTCGATGATAAATAAAGGGTAAGGAACATCAATCATCTAGTTCCCCTTTATCAAGTTTTACTAACTTTCGAAAAAGTTCTTTGCTATCGAGCAATCGACGTAAAGCTTCAGTCACAGTGCTCGCATATAAGGTTGGATTTTCTTCTTCAGGTAATCTAAATTTTAATTTTATAATCACCTCTGTCTCCTGTCCTTTGCCAGATTTGGTGATGGTATCGAGTAAATACCCTACTGCCCCAATAAATCGTTGATTAGTCATGAAGCCCCTGATATTCATTTGCTAGTTCGCAAGCATCGTTATAGATCTTTTTTAACTCAGGACTGGCTCGTTGAGCACTAGCTCTCGTTAATATATTTTCGTCATACATATGGGTAAGTAATCTACATAAAACTTCCATTGCATCTGAAGCGTCTATGGTAGAAGAATCTACTTCTAAGTCGTCTTCAGTTATAAAATCGTAAAAATGTTCAAAATCTTGATAAGGTGCAGTATAAAGTTTTACTTTTCCACTCCCCCATTCTTCTGCGTTTCCATCGTCATCATATTTTGCAAATAAAACTTCATGTAAACCTATGTTTTTATATTCAGACATCTGTTTCCTCCTTAAGGTAATAAATTCCTCTTTCATCTAATAATTCATCTACAGCTATATTGAAACTTACAAGATATTCGCATATATCTTCATAACTTTCGTTAATAAAAAATGTAACTAATCCTACATTCCTAACGATAACTATCGCAACAGGTGATACTTGGTAAAGTTCGCTTCCGTGTTCAGTTCCACCGAGCTTTAATCTACCATTACAAGCTTCACGTAAGAATACCATTGCTTCATCTTTATCTTTAAACGATATGTTTTTAATCATCTTCGTTCCCCTTGATTTCATATCCCAAACAATCATTATCCATTAACTCATTCAGATAATTGTAAACATCTGCATCAGTCGGCTTATCATCAAATTCTAATTCTATAATTACTTTAATCATCTTCGTTCTCCTTAAAGTTAATCACTTGCTTTTCATTATTGCTGTTTATTCTGTAAAAGGTGTAATCAGCATTTTCTGTTGCATCATATAATTCTTCGTCTACTATTCCCTCTGAATATAGATTGAGTAGATCGTTATCATCTTCTGCATTTATATATGCTGTTATTGTTTTCACTATTGCATAGTTATATTTACTCATCTTCGTTCTCCTTCAAGAAGTAACCATTAAACATTTGACCTTTACGATTTTTAATTTCATTGTAAGCCTGTGAAATAACCCAGTTCGGATGCCAACCAAGCTGTGCACATATAACTATTAATACGACAAAACAATCACCTAACCCATCGATAAGTTCTTTGCTGTCGTCGAACGAAGATCCTGGAGCTAGATGATTATAAGCACTAATCGTTTCGCCAACTTCTTCGATAAGTTTTAGAAACTGACGATCTGTTTGCGGTTGTAACAACAAACCACAATCCCTCGCCCACTGAATAACATCGTCTGCAATTTTATCTGAGCCGAATGCACCTCGCATATTTTTAATTTCCATTATAAATTCTCCATAGGAACAAATTGGAAGAATGGTTCTTCCGAGTAATTTTCATCTTCAATAAAAGAAACTTTAGCTTCAATTTCAGTATAAGTGTTTTCAATACATTCTAAAATTATGTTTGAATCAGTTTGTTTGTCAGGAAAATCTGGACAAATATCAATAAATTCACCTTTGTCGAAATCGAAACCTAAAATAATTCCTTTACCTGCAAAAGCATTGTTCAAGACGTTATTCATATCACCGTATTTCCAGTAGCGTTGATTGTTTTTTAATAACCCCTCTTCATCAAGAACTATCACGCGATTTTCGTCATGTAGATAAACTAATTCGAGTAAGTCGCAACCGATAACGTTTCTAATTTTCGACTCACTAAAACTACGCCATGTAACTTCTTGTTCGACAGGGTCGATAAGGTATCCGTTAAGTAATCCTTTCATAATTTTCTCCTTTCTATAAAGCTGTTTACTTACTATAAATAATATAAGTTACATTTACTAGAAAGTAAAGCGATTAGTGAGGGGTAGAAACTATACAGATTATGAATTAACCGATAAAAGAAAACAAAATGATTAAAAACTTTTACCGATTTGTTTGAGTCAGGAAGTATAGTTTCTTGACGTTGCCCCTCGCAACGATATTAATAGGAGTTCCTGACTCAGTTACCAAAACTTTCTCTCTGGAGTTTTCTCCTTTTCTTTAAAACCTGAGTTCACTAATATTTCCTCTAGGATTTCTTTTGCATATTTTCGTTCCGTCAACCCATCAAAATTATCTAATATTTTTATATGGTGAAGTTGCGGTCTGTAGTTCTTTTCGAAAATTCGAGATAACGGTCTAACTTTGTATTCCCAGTGCACGAGAGTATTGTCTGTTGCACGATGATAACCGTCAATATTAAAAGGCTCAAATTCTTTAGGATTCATTATATGGCGTTGTAATAGTTTCTTTAGTTTCTCTACCTGATTCAAATTTATGCCATATAAACTGTTTTCGCATACCGTCCTCGATCAAACTAGAATAATAATCAAAAACAAGATTATTGTCTTTAGCTTCTTCAGCAAGTTCTTCTCTACGCCTTGCTAACTTTTCCCTAGTTTCGTAATCAGCCATTAAATTTCTCCAGTATCTTCTTGTTTAGGCTCAGGCTTCCACTCTGGAGTAACCCTACATCCGTAGTAAGTATTGCCATTTTTATCGTTCCTAGCATATAAAGATACGTCAAAATTTTTACCCTCAATAACGACTGGGGTGCTCGATTTAAAATCAGGCATCTTTTCGTTTTTCTTTTCTTTTACCATGAACACGTTAGTCCACTCTTCTCTTGGTCCAAAATCAGACATTTTTCTTCTTCTCCTTAATAATTGTAGAATCAGGATTATTCATACGTAATCCACAATTCTCACATTCAAATATAGAAACTAATGTTCCTAATACTCCAATATTATAACTGTAACCCCAGTCATGAGCATCTTTATGACACTGTTTTTTATCTGTATTTTCTTTCATAAACTTTCTCTAAAAAGGCGTGGCGATAAATTTAGTATGCATTTGTTTCAATTTATCTTTAACAACAATTAATGACTATTTGTTGACCACATAGTATAACCAGTATCCGTTGGCTACTCAGTGACGGATTGTTGTACGACCAATCACTGGCTATACTAGGGTGTAAGGCAATGTTTATAGGATGCTTATAAACCCATCCAACAGGAAGCTATTTAAGTCCATTCCTGTACTAATCGCTTAACAGGACACCTTACATTTGTAGTTAGTGCATGAAGGTGTAGTTCTCATTTACTTTTATCCTAACCTTATTTTTCAAAGGCTTTTACAAGGCTCTTTCCTAACTACGTTTTCGTGTGGGCTGTTGGAGTATCGCTTGGCTTGAGTGTTTAACAAGTCTCATTTAACTAACCTCGTGAATCTCGTTAGCACCAAGTGGAAGGCTCAGTAACAGCTAATTTCACCTTCACCCCTCGCACACAAAAATTTATCTACCAATATGTAGTAGATCGTTTTCAGTTATATACTGATATGCACCTTTGTTATACATCGGAGCAATCTGCATACGTCTTTTGGTGGCAAGCTCTCTAGCTTGTATCTCACCACATTCTAAACAGGTATTTCTACCTAGAGCCCAGCGACCTTCGTCAACTGGCTCTGAACAAATTCTACATTCTGCTTTCATAATTTCTCCTATAAAAATTATTAACTATATAAATAGTAAAGCCCATTTAACCGAAAGTAAAGCGATTTACGAAAAACTATTTAATGTATTTTTTCTAGGTTTTTTCTGTTTTCCAAACCTTTCTTTACCTCTAGAGGATGAACCCACCCTCATTAAAGCTTCTTGATTCCATTTAAAGGCTGACTCATTAGCTTCTGCTAATTGTAAAATACCTTGATCGACTGGGTATTCATCGTAAGAACAAGCATAAGCTGAATAAGTTTCTGGATCTCCTCCTTGACCGTAAGTTGAACCAGTGTGTTTATACTGTTTAGCTCTACATTCATCGCTGCAAAATTCACCTTTCGATATTTCTTTAAAACAGATCAAACAACTTTTCATAACCCTATCATATAACAAAAAAGCCCCATCAAGTGACAGGGCTTTAACACATTCTTACGAGAGGAAGATAAGGTTAGAATGATCATTTTATCATACATAAAACAACAAAATAGTCAAGCACTTTTATCACCTAACAAAATACTTTCTATAGCGTCCTGTATAGGTGTATTTTTATTAACCTCTAGCTTATCGTTAAGGTAAACCTTATCGACGCTTATAAAGACTTCTGGGTCTATTACAGGGTCGTTATCTATACGCTTATACATCTTTCCATCTATATAGATAGTTCTAACCTTAGTGAGCTTTTGAACTAGGTTAGTTATGAGTTCAACGTTCTCGGCAACTGCAGGTAAAATATATTCACCGTGTAGTTTGACCGATATCGTTGGTCCACGTTTTTCTATCTCGTAATCAGATAGCTTTGGACGCCTAGCGTTTTCTTCATCGTCCTGCATTCTATCGAACTCAGTCGGATCGTAATCATCTGGGAACGTTGCCATATTTTTCTCCTTTCTAAAAGTAAACAACTATATAATAGTAATTTACATTAATAACAAAGTAAAGCGATTAACTACTTTACCAATTTAATTGTTTTTCTTCTTTCTTCTATTTCTTTTTCTTTAACAAAATCAAAATAAATACCGTGTGCTACCCTCTCAATTTCGTCTGTGCAAAGTTGGTAAAAATTATGTGAAAACCAATCAGACCTAGTCATAAAGTCTACGTCTGTTTTTAAATTCCTATGTCTATATAAACTATCAATACTTAAAGGGCAATCGTAACAACCAACATTACATAATAAATATTGTCGTATTAACCATTCCTTTATACCTATTTCATCTAATACAGGAACAGCAAACAGTGCACTGTGAACTATAATTTGTTGGGTGTCTTGGCTAAGATTAGATATTTCATTACCGTCATCGTCTAATATTTGGTCTCCATCATAAGTATATAGTTCTTCCCAACTATCTATTTCTGATAAATCGTACTCAACGGTATATCTGTCAGCCATTAAAAAACCTCTCGGTGAGCAAAATATTATATCCATAATACTCCACTCACTAGAGGTTTGTAAAATGTAGCGTTAGCTAACAACTTCCAAGATCCCTTCATCGAGAAACCTTTTCTTATAAAAACGAAAGATTCTCATAGGACTTTGACAAGTAGTGAGTATGCCTTCCTTACTAGCGTAAGTCATAAGGTCATTCACATTAGCTTGCTTATTCTTAAAGGTTTCTAATGCTTCAAGAATAGACCACATTTGGTTAGGTAACTTCGCAGAACCGTCTGGAAGCTGTTTAATTCTAACCGTTAAAGACTCAGAGGTAGCTCTAGTCTTCTTTACAGGTGCAGGTATTGATATTTTACCTGTAGCCTTTGGGGGTGTTGCGACTTTAGTGTCGACTTTTTTTGCTGCTTTTGCCATAAGTTTTCTCCTTTCTAAATAGTTAACAAAAACATTATCATTGTGCCTTACTAAAAACCGAAAGTAAAGCGATTTACGAGTAATTACATTAATGTAATTTAACCTTTTTAATCACACCTTCTCTTAAAAGGTGGTGTGACCAAAAAGCTAATAGGTGTTCTGTTTCGAAACCTTCTACATTAGGGTCAAGTTCTACGCCTTCTTCAATCATGGATTCGGATAAAGATTCAGCAAGTTCTTCTTGACCTGTATTGTATAAATATATCCAGATAGTGCTCGCAAGACGAGCACTGATCTGGAAGTTTTGATTAAGCTGCATTAGCATATTGTAACGCAAGATCGAGAGCTTTGGCTTTTCTATTTGCACCTGCACCGAACCATGCACTGTGTAAAGTATTACCTAACTCATGTTCACCTTCTTTATGGTCTTCAAAGTAGGTCACAGCATTAAATGCACCCCACCATGTTCCTGCGGAAGATTTTAGTTCAGCTCCTGGCTGACGTTCGACTGCTTCTAGAACAGTATTAGCTGAACGACCAAGCTGTTCTATAATTAATGGTTCCTCACCAACAGCTTTGCCTTCTTCTTTAGCTTTTCTAAAAGCCATAAGTTCATCATATATATTAGGTTGATAAACCCTAGACACAAATTCCTGAACCTGTGCTTTGGTAGCTTTAGACTTAGCTAAGAACTCAGCTTTTTCTTGGAAGTCTTTCATAGTAGCTATGGTTAGACCTAAAGCTTCTTCAGCTTCTTGCATAACATCAATATTAAAATCCCTAACATGAGGCATTCTAAAGGCATTACCGCTTTGTAGGGCTAATGTCAATGTGTTATTACAGACTACTCTAATAGGTGTGCACCTTATAGATAGGGATTTACCGACCTTATGTGGTTGGTTGATTAATAAATACCCTTTTATATGGTCAACCCCTAAAAGATCAAAGTCATAGGATACTTTAGCCAAGCCCCATATCTCTGAACCATTCTTTAGAGAGCCTGCGGTCTCCATAGTCATATTACCTGCTTTAGTAAACCTTTCGAAGAACTCAAAAATTCTTTCGTTTTGCACAGGTATATAACTATTACCACAATGTGATAATACTGTGTTATCAGAATCTCTAACAACAAAGTAAGTATCAGGTGTTTGGATAACCTCTACAGAATCTGACCAAGCAGGTTCTGATAAAGTGTATCCTGGACGTTTAGAGACTGTCCAGTCTAGTCCTGCAGCCTTCATCATCTCTTGAGGCGTTAGGGTGTCATCGACTTTAACACCGAGTCCGTGCCAAGGCACTTCCCCTGCGTAAGCCATCGTTTCTACTTCGTGTGCCATATATTTCTCCTTTCTTATTTATGACATTTCCGTCAGCTAACCCTAGCTAACTTTTAATAATATAAATAACAGCGTTTAGAAAGTAAAGCGATTAACGACTTAAAATATTATTTAATAATCCTAGCCATTTGTCTTTTGTATACTGCGGTTGCATTTCGTATAAACACTCAGTAGAGGAGAGGCTTTCTTGTAATTTTCTAAATTGGTTGCCTTCGTATAATCGTATCCATTTATTATCATGGTGTTGGATTAAACTAAAGACTTTGCCTCCTGACGCCATTCTTTTAACTGCCCAATTACATTGGAAGTTAGAGAACTTTATTTTATTACCTCTAGCTATCTTTAACTCTAGCCAAAATTCTTGAGCTTGGATACAACCATTAACGTCAGGAGTTCCTTGAGTCATTGGTGATTCTATTCTTTGCCAATGAACTTGAGGTAAATGTTTTTTAAGGTTTTGATAAAGAGTTGTTTCTTTAGGCATAGGTTGAATAATTTTTGTTATTCTCTGATACCTTTACACCTTTATCTTGTAGCCAGTCTTTAAACAGTTTTTGTTTTTCTGTTTCTGATTTAGTTAATGAATTTAAGTATGTTCTAAACTCTCTAGCTAACTTTCTACCTTCGTAATAATCACCATTACCTATTCTACAACAACAAATAATTTGGTGAACTCGTTGTTTAGTTACATTAAACTGTCTGCCTATTTCTTCATAGGTCATACCTTTTTCACTTAACATAACCATAAGTGGATATTGGGTGGATTTCTCCTCCCTAACTTTTTCTTCTATTCCCTGCATTAGGTTTCTCCTTCTTAAAAATCTTTTCCCAGTTTTCTTCAAACTTCTTTCTATCTTTGATTGGTCTTTGCTTGCTTCCTTTACTCATCTTTTTCCTTTGGTAAATAAACATAAACTGCTGCCCTGCATTTTTCATTAGGACAGCTTAAATTAGTTTCGATAATATACTCTTCATCCTCCATTTGAATATCATGATCTCCACCCCATATTAGTTTTGTGTTACAGTGCCAACAATTCATTTTATCTCCCCCCAACTTGCTCCGATCTCCATATCAACTTCCATCGGAACACTTAAATTAACACAGTTTATCATGGCTTCTTTAACGGTTTGTTTTTCTTCTTCACTACCTAAAGAAAAATCTAACTCATCGTGAACCTGTAGTAGCGGAACTATTCCTTGTTTACGAACTTCTAACATAGCCAACTTGGTCATATCTGCTGCTGACCCTTGGATTAATCTGTTTAATGCTTTATAGGTGTAGGCTCTTTTTAAATCCGCCCCATATTTTTCTAAAGCCTTTTCGATTGGTAAAGCTGATACTTCGTTATACGTTCCGCTTGGCTCCCATAAATCGAATCTAGACTTTCTCCCACCTAGAGTTTTTATATACCCTCTATCGGATGCTAGTTTAGTGCAGTAATCCATCAACCCTTTTATAAAAGGAACTTTAGTATGGTATTGAGATAGTAGCTCGTTACCTTCTTCCTCAGATACCCCTAGCTCGTTTATAAGCTTCTTTACGCCCATCCCATAGGTAAGTCCTAAGTTTATATTTTTAGCTTGTTTGCGAGGTATATTTGCCATGTCCGCAACTATTTGGTGAAAGTCAGCGTTACCTTCTAAATAACTTTTAACAGCTTGATCAGCCCCAGTCATCTTTAGGCGATGAGCATAATGAACTGTTATTCTTGGCTCTTGTTGGCTGTAATCAAAACAGCACCACTCTTCTCCTTGCTCAGGAACAAAGATAGATCTGATCATTGGTCCAATCTCTGGGTCTCTAGCTGGAACTTGTTGTAGGTTTGGGTTAGAATAACTAAACCTACCTGTTACAGTTCCACCTATTTCAGAACGTGAACTATGGGCTTCAGCATGTATCCTTCCGTTAACTTGGTGGTCGAAGATCATCTTCTTAATAAACGTGCCACCTGCTTTGTTATATTTACGAGCACGAGCAATAGCTTTAGGTAAATCATGTTCGTGGTTTTCTAACCAGTTAGCCTGAAAACTTGGTGAGCCTTTTTCTGTATATGGGTAATATAAATTAATTTTATCAAAAGCTTTTTGGATAGAAGCATTAGCCCATATATCTACTTCAACTCCATAGTTCCGTTTTATCTCTAATAAGATAGCTTGTTCTTTTACAGTTAACTCTCGCATAATCTTTTCTGCTTTTTCTAAGTCAACCTTTACACCTTTCATCCTCATCTCAATAACAAGTTTTACTATTTCCATTTCAGTTTGGAATGGCTGAGATAAGTTTTCGTCTTTTATTTTTTGTTTTAATATTTTCCAAAGTTGTAAAGTCAATGCTGCATCTTGTTCTGCATATAACCCTACATACTTTGCAGGTAACTTCCACATATCACCTTTATCTTTTAATCCGTATGAATTTAATGCTTCGTCTAATAAGTTTTCATTTTTCTTTTCATTACAATATTTCTCTCCTAAGTTATCTAAAGAGTATGAAAAAGAATCTTGGTCTAATAAAGGTGCGGCAACTAAGGTGTCTACGATACTTCCATTTATACTAAAACCCTCAGAGGTTAACCAACCTAAATCATAGGTAGCGTTATGGAATACTTTTGTCGCATTAGAATTTAATTGTCGTTGTAACCACCGATAAACTATTTCTTTATCTAGGTTGCCACCACCAAGATGAGAGAATGGTAAATAAGCTTTACCACTCTCCCACGCTACCGCAACACCGATTATCTCTCCGTCCTTTCTAGCCCAACCTGAGCCTTTAGTTCTCAAATTTGGGTCACGAGTCTCTAAATCTATACTGAATTCTTTTGCTCCAGATAGATTAGGTAAAGTCTCAGGTGCAGACCAGTCGGCTTTTGGATCGAACAATGTTGTCTGTAGACTCACGGTAGTTGTTCAGGGTCAAACCAACCCCATAAATAATTAATCACTTTCTACTTCGTCTCCAAGCTTATCTATAGCTATTAGTTCTAAGCAATGAGATTCTACTAGCAGTAAGTATTGTCTAAGGTCTCGGATATCGTCTAAGATACCTTCGGCTCTTTGGTCTTCTAAGGCAGATAGGAAAACATCGTAACCATTCTTTTTAACTTGGTTTTCTAACCTATCCCACTTACGTGCTAACATCATAAAAGCACCTATACCACCACGTTGTTTCCAACTTGTGCCATAAGACTTTTCTGCTTCTTTTAATACTTCGACATCGCCCCATGCTAAGTCTTCTATTAATTTATAATTATTTGACATTTAACTTCTCCTCTGTAAATAATTTAAACAAGCTGTCCTCCAATCCTGTGCTTCGATGCTTTCAACAACATCTTTAGCTGAATTAAGGTCTCCTTTCTTCCAAAGATCCCAAGCATTTATAACAGGAATTGCTGTATACTCTAGAAAAGGATTTTGATAATAACCTTTATCTTTTTCTACACGATCTAATACATCTTTAACTTCTTGGTCAAAGGTACTAGGCTCAAGCACCAAAGGAACTAAATTTGCAGGGTAAGCGTCATCATTTCTATAACAGTATAAACCTACCTCTGTGTCTATTTGAGAAACTTTATCTCTCCATATTGGATAGTCTACATAGATATGTAAGTTGTCAGTAAAGTGATAATATTCACCAAGCTTTACTCCGATCATACTTGCCATGTATTCATGAAGCATACTGAAGTGAACCATGTTAGCACCGAAACAACCCCATATTAAATCATTAGACCTATTAGTTACGGTCATACGTAAAGCACCGTCTCTAATCTTAAAATAAATTTGAGTATTACAAGGCACGTCTTTTCCTTTACCGTCTAAATGGTTTAGGTCTTGTTCAGCACCCCACATCTGTAATACACAACGTCTATCATCAGGATTTCTTTGTAGCATCTTAATAATAGTTTTTAGTTGATCAGTGCCAAACATCCATCTCCATCTATAACCGTAAGCACCCCATAAACTTTTTCCATCGTCTGAAAACTCAGACATTCTAGGAACGTAATGCTCCATAGAAGCTAAATCTCCTCGACCTGCTAACATCCATAAGCCTTCAGCTAAATGGAAAAAAGGATTACAATCTCTCCATTTATCAAATAAAACTCTATGGTGTGGATTAATGTATTTAATAGTGATTGGGTCTTTTAGTTCCCACACTCTACCGTTTCTGCTTTCATATTCTCTATAGTTAATGTTAGAGCCAAAAAGATCTAAACCTTTGTAAAAAGCATCGTTTACGTTATACGCTTTTATTGTGTACATACTTACTCCTTGTTCTTCCTTCTCCTTTTAGTATCCTAGAATACTTATCGAACTCACAAAGACCACCTTCTATTTCTCGTAACTCAAAGGCATGTCTGTTACTTTTTAATATACTAGGAGATAATCTCAACTTACATATTTCGTAAAGTTCGTTCATTTCTCCAACCCAATCGTTTGACTTCTTTTTAAAATCTAATGGTCTACCTGTCAGTCTGTTTAGACCTCTCATTGCTCCTGGACCTGCATTAGCCCAAGTCAACCTATCAGTAGCGTCTTTTAAAAACATAGTAAAACTTAAATCAGTTACTATTTCATAAGCCATAAATGGACCTTGAAATGGAAAACCTCGTAAATACTCCCACATCTTTTGCATAGAATCCATGCGGTTGTAAACTTCTTCTAGTATTTCATCTTTTCTATACCACATGTAATTAATACACCTGATAATACCTTGCAACTTATCTAATCCGTCTGGACTTTTAATTACATAAGCACCTGTTATCCATTGGTTTTGTTTTCTTATTTGTACATCTGCAATCGTTGGATCCCAATCAGTATGCAAATCATATTTAAGAATAGTTTCTCCTGTTTGGATTAAATTAAACCAACGGAAAATAACAGTAGCCATAAATACTTCAGGAGACATTCTTAATGGATCACGCATATGCTCTATAAACCACCGACTAGTTCTATCGTCATCCCTAAAGACTTGACAGAACTTATACTCCTGTAATATCTTGTCGTCAGTCCAAGGAGGATCAAGACCTTCTTCTTCTTTTTTAGTCCTGATCCTCTCTCTTTCCTCTATCCAATAGATATATCTATCTAGTTCTTCCTCTATGAACATTACTTAGTTAATCTCCAAAAACAGTTGTTAGAAGTCTCTGGATAAAAAGTCGCTAATACAACTCTTAAGAACTGTCTTCCATATCTTTCTTTCAACATGTCTAACTGTTCAGGAGTCCATATTTGTTTAGCGTCTTGAGATTTCTGGAACTTTTTAGTTTGAGTAAATACACCTACTACAGATTCAAGTTTAAAGTATCTAGTAAGCAACCCTTTTAGTTCCTCGAAACCCCACTCGTAGATATGGTCTTCAGGAAGTTTATCGTTAGAGCCATCGTGGTTAGGTGTTGAGATAAATACTGTTCCACCACTTTTTACCACACGACTTAACTCGGCAATCCAAGGCTCTACAGCTTCTCTTGGCATATGCTCGATAACTTCGGTAGACCAAGCTACGTCTATAGTTTCGCTATTATGGGGTAATGTCGGATCTACACTAACGTCTTTTAATTCTAAAGTAGCGTTAAAGTTTTTAATCCAAGTAGTATCGTTTACATGACCACCTTCTCCTGCCCAAAATTTGATTTCTTCAAATGAGGCAGGGTCGATATCGTAACCATAATAAGATGAAACTACATCAGATTTCTTAACTACAAAAGACTTATATAAAGTTCGTAGCACCCACAACTGTCCGCAACCTATCTCTAAAGTATCTAGCGGTCTACCTTGACGTTTAGATTCATCTATTAGAAATGAAGCTATTTTTTCAAACCTAGAAATATGAGCTATTTCATCAGGTCTAAAGTTAGCGAACACTCCAGCATGAGCAATATCCATTCTTGTATTTTTACAATCGTTAGGGTTTTGTTCAGCTGTTAATTTTTTTCTTATACTTGGCATAAGTTTCTCCTTTCTTGTTTACTTTTAAAATAAAAATTATATACGACAAAAAACCTCTTTACAAGTCGAAATATTTCCTTGATGTAGGTTCAATCAAGTAAAGCCTCTTTTTTGCCCTTGTCATACCAACGTAAAACACTCTCGTTTCATCGTCAGGGTCTCGTTGATAACTGTTATAAACTTTATGTGTCATGTCGGTTAGCAGTATTACGTTGTCAGCCTCTGCTCCTTTTGCCGCATGAATAGTAGATATACGGATACGTGGTTGTTTTAAAACTTTCTCTCCTCGTCTTAGCATAGCTTGTAGGTAACTTCTTTCTGTTATAGAGATCATATCTAGGCAATCGTACCACCTACCTTTAGGCAATACACCTACTAAACCCTCTACATGAGTTCTACCTACTTTTAGATCTCCCTCAAATAACTTTAATTGGTTTTTAGCTACTTTCTTTATATATCTTAAAAACGTTCCACATTCCTGTAGTGTAAGCTCCTCACCTTTATTAAAACGTTCCCAACTTCTAATAGCGTCTAACTTAACTCCTGCAACGCTAGGATTACCTTTAACCTCAAAAAACCAACCCTCGTGTTTACAATGATCTATTACGTTTTCTAATATGTAATTTGTTCTACCTAGAACTAACCATGAGCCTTCGCTCATATCTATATGTTCAAAACCTCTTTCCCAACTAACCACGCCTGTATCGTCTTTAGGTTTCCAAGATTTAGCTACTCTCTTAGTTAATCTACCTACAGTCTTTCTCGCTAGTTCGTGTATAGAGCTAGGTATCCTGTAGCTTTGTTCTAATACAGTTGCATTCGTGCAATTACTAATTAAATAATCTACATCTGCACCTGCCCACTTATAAATAGCTTGGTCATCATCACCTGCAACATATACTTTATGGCTACTATCTATAAGCTTTCTAACTACCGCCCACTGTAAAGGACTAAGGTCTTGTGCTTCATCTATAAACAGTGCATCGAGCTTTGGTGCATAACCTCTTTCTAAAAAGAACTGCAACATATCTGTATAATCGTACAACCGTCTAGCTTTCTTATAAGCTGAATACCCTCTACTAAATCTATCAAGTGCATACCAATTCACAGCGTCTTCTACATCATGCCATAAATCCTCAAGCGAACACTTCTTCATTCTTGCTAGGTTATCTATAAACATCAACCTATCATCTTTAGTCATACTGTAAATAGTTCCGTCTTCTGTACTTTGCGAGCCTGTAAGTTTTACATTTAATTTATCATTAAGCTCTATTAAATGTGTACGTTCAAACACATCTTCTTTGTTTAATCCAAGCTGATGAAAACTTAATGAATGTAATGTTTTAAAATAAGGTAAATCTTTTTTAGTTAATGAAAACTTGTTCATGGCTCTCTCAACACCCTCATTTACCGCTCTTTTTGTGAACGTAAAGAAACCAATCTTGTTAGGAGAAACACCGCTATCTAATTCGTTTTCTATAAGTTGTAATAATGTAGATGTTTTTCCTGTTCCTGGAGGTCCAAGAATCACCTGAGTTTTAGTCGGCAACATATATTTTTTCTTTTCTTCTATGTGCTGGCGATATAGCTTCTACCCACATTATTTCGTCTTTTAATATTTTTTCTTTAGCTGCTTTCTTTAAATCGTTTAGATTTTTATGCATTACATTATCACACTTAACAACAACTTTTATATAATCTTCTCTAGTGTTTGACATTATTAATTCCTGTTCTAAATGTCAAGTTAACTCTATCTCTAGCACCTACTACATCTAATACAGCGTGTGTAGATGTCATCTGAGAAGCTCCATCAAATATAAGTACATCACCGTCTTCTAGCAGATAATGAGTTATAGTAGCGTTTCCTTCTAAATCTATGTATGTTTCACTAGTATTGGTTTCTTTTTTAATATCGTAATGGTATTCTCTCCATTCAAATATTCTTGGTGCACCAAAAGAAAGTGATACAACTATATCATCTAACGTAGGAACAGTATCTGAATGATGAGGGATACCTTTTCCATCTTCCTCATATAAACCACATAAACAAAAATTAAAATCTACTTTTTTACCTATCTGTGCCTTTACTAAGCTTTCTGTATTCCATTTAATATATTTCATAGGCTGAGTCCATGGAGAAGGGTTGTAGAACTTCCCTGCATACTCAAAACTTTCTTCACCGAAACCTTTGGTTTTTCTACCATAGATAGTTTTACCGCAATATTCTCTAACTACAGGTTCATCCCATTCATAAATTAAAGGATCAAAACCTTTCATGCCACCTTTAATAAACTTAATCATATTTCCTCGTCTATATCCGTTATGTCTTTAGGTATCGAAAATACCTCGTTTTGTGTTTCAAACTCAGGAACGTACCAAACGTTAGTTCCTTTACCTTTTATATTGAAGAAGTGTGCACCACCTCCCATTTGCCTTAACTTAGAAGTAATCTTGTTTCTAGCATATTCTTTAAACCCATTTCTATTTAAGTAATCAACTAGATCACTAACTCTAAAATAGGTTTTATAAGCATCAGTCCAAGGCTTATGTAATAATATCTCATCTCGTTCTCTTGCAGGTCTTTCTGTGCAAAAAGTTTCTAATAATTCTTTAAAGTGTCCTTCGTTAGAAGCGTCGTCAGGCATTTCTATTACAGTTAAATTATCTAATAACTGCTGTATTAATTGTCTCCACACATTATCTTTTACTCTAGGTGGAATTATATTGAGTGCATCCATACACTTTCTTTGAAATCTGTTTTGGTTTAGTAGGTCGTCTGTTTCTAGTTCTAACCTTCCACCTTCTACATCTAAAAACCATATCGGTGGATCTGAGTTTTGTTTTGTTAGGTTACTAAACTGCGGTGTACCACCTGATGACCCTATACCAAACTTTCTAGTCCTACATACCGTTGAATTACAATGACCTGCAATAGGTTGATCGTTACAACGATAGAAATAATCTTTTTTCTGAACTTGTTTTATTATTGTTAAAACTTCTTGTGCCACTAACGGTGGTGACATATAGTTCATATTAACTTGTTCTAAACGGTGTTCCCAATCATCTTCGTATTTCTTTCTAAGGAATACACCTACGTTAAATAATCCTGAATTACGTGTTCCTTTAGGAAAGCCTTGTGTAATTAGGTGTTGTAAACAGGGAGGAGCTTGGTCTAGCCATTCTTCGTCTTGCGAAGCTTCAATAACATACTCCTCTAGCTCTTTTGCAGTTATAGTTCTTTCATTAGCTAGTTCTATAAATTCTTCTGGAGTAAGAGCAACTCCAGAGTTTCCATAACCATATCTAGTAGAATCTTCTCCACCGAAGTATGGCATGTTTAAAGCACTTCCTTTATCCCCTCTTTCTATTAATAGTTTAGTTTGTTTAGGGAATATTTCTGCCTGTCCAAAACCAAGACATGCGGCAATGTCTTTTAGTTTCCTCTGCATAATGATTGCAGGAACTGGATCAAAAACAAACAGAAATATATGTGCTCCACCGCTTTTACTACGACAAAGAACTAATGGAAGCTTTAGTTTATGTAGTTTCTTAGCTAAACCTTTAAGGTCTAGCGTAAAATCATCTACGTCTATAGCACCCCATTGACAGCAATTATCTTCGTCTATAGGAACAATACCTATCGAAGTCTTACCGTCTAAGTGCTGTTGCCAAAGCTCCCTTAGTCTGTTTTCGGTTAGTTGTTCTGATACAGTAACAACCTTTCCGCCAACTTTACCGTCGTCTCTAAGGTCAGAAGTTTGAGTAAACTTTCCATACGCCTGTTTTAGCCCAGCAAAAAGTTTTGCATAATCTCGAGCTAAAGACATCTATCTACAAAACGTCGTCGTGTTTTACTTCAACATCACCTGATCTTGCAGCTAACATAAAATCTCTAGCTTCATATGCTAGAGCCTTTTCTTTACCTACAATGGCATCAGCCTGAGAGACATTAAACCCAAACCAAGAGCCTTTATCGTTAGATAGCTCAACTGTGGTTAATAGGTATTTATAAGCAAACATAGGTGCTGGAACTAGTTTCCCTTCAGAGTTAGGAATTTTAGCCATGCGAAGGATAGTATTCCACTTCCTAGCTACACCTAGCTGACTTCTGCTAAAACTCAACACAGCTTGCTGTGGACCTTCGTTCTCATCTAATAATAGAATAAAGAACTGTGCAGTTTCATCTATAGTGTTGCCGTTCTCGAGCACATATTCACCTTTAGTGTTTTTAGTACACTGTCTCAGGATATCTGGAGAATGGTCAGCGGTTACTAGACCACCGCCTTTTTCTCTAGGAATCCATTCAAGGTATCTTTTAGTGTAAGAACACGGAATAATTTCCACACCCTTTTCACCATCGTAGATAGCATTAGTAACAGTATTAAATATCATACCGACCTCTGCTCCATCAACGTACTCTGCAGCACGTTTGTTCACTTGCGGTGACATAGCTTGTAGTATCCTAATAAAAGGGATAGCTAAATCATCGCTTTTAACTTCCTCTAGACCAGTACCTGCGGATAGCAGATCGTCATCAAAGACAGCTAAATCTGTGCTTTTCTTACTTTCTTCAGACATATATCCTCCTTTCTAAGTTATTTTAGCACGACTACCAATAAAAAGACCAAACAACTCTGTGGGAATGTCTCCATTACCATTTTGTATTTGTTCTTTCACCCAAGCTTTTAGTGTTGATGGGTGCACACCTTTATTATTATAAGGAGTAAAACCCATAGCACGAAGCTGATCAAAAGCTGATGCTGCATCTAACGCTTGATCTTTGTTAAATTTAACACCAACTTCATGTTTTATAATGTCACCGAAACCATTACCTTCTAACCAATCAAAAGCTTGGTCGGCATGGTTTCTTGAGATGTGAGCATTATAAAAATCCTCAATAACGATTTTAGTACCGTCATTTAGTTTTATTTCGCTGAAGCCAACTTCAGCCATTTTTTCAGGTAATTGTCTTTCCTGAATATCTCTGAGTTCTTCTTTAGCTTGGTCAAGCAAACCAGTAAGTTCATCAACTTTCTTTTTCGCTTCTACCTGTTTTTGAGCTAATTCGGAAACACCTTTCATCTGATCATCAGTTGTAAGGCTTTTCCAGTCTACCTCTTTTTCAAAAAACTCAGCTGTTAAATTATCCGATGTCATTTTCTAAGTCCTCCTTTGCCATCAAATCCAACAACACAGGATAGTAAACTTGCGTTTCTCTATCCCACTTTAGAACAGTAAACTTACTAGCTTTTTGTGCAATAATTGCACAGCAAACCCCAATAGCAGACGGATCTCCTATAAGTAGTAGATAATCTTTATCGGAGTTATAATTAGATAGTTTACGTTTGAGTTTTCTAATAACAGGAATGCTGCTAAACATGATATTTGTGTTAGCAGGAAGTAAAACTTCAATATTACCAAACGAAGTAGCTTTCAGAATGTTTCTTCCAGGAGTTTCCTGAACGACATAAACTGTCGGCTTAGAATCTTCATTCATACTTTCTTCCTTTCTTTAAGTTATTAGTTACGTTAACTAAGATATAAAATTATTTAAGCAAAGTAAAGCGTTTTATTATTTTTTATAGTAATATAGTTTTACTAGAAAGAAGAAGATGAAATATAAGTTTAAAACAGTACCTTATGAACATCAATTAGAGGCTTTAAAACAAAGTTGGAATAAGCCTGCATATGCATTTTTTATGGAAATGGGTACAGGTAAATCTAAAGTTCTTATAGATAACATAGCTATTCTCTACGATAGAGGGGCAATTAATACCGCAGTTATTATCGCACCTAAAGGAGTATATCTAAACTGGATAGATAAAGAGTTACCTACACACATGCCTGACCACGTAGAGTGCTATACCACACTTTGGAAATCCTCACCTACTAAAAGAAAACAAGAAGCTCTTATGAAACTGTTTACGGAAACAGATAAATTAAGAATCTTAGTTATAAACGTTGAAGCTTTTTCTTCTGAGAAAGGTCGCATCTTTACAGAAAAATTATTACAGTCTACTAATTCTTTAATAGCTATAGATGAAAGTACAACTATTAAAAACCCAAAAGCTAATAGAACAAAAAGTTTATTAAAAATTAGTGCACATGCAAAGTTTCGTAGAATACTTACAGGTTTTCCTATTACAAGATCACCTTTAGACTTCTACACACAGTTCAAATTTCTTGATACACACATATTAGGTTTCCAATCTTATTATTCATTTCAAAACCACTTTGCAGAGATCATTCAAAGATCAATAGGGTCTCATAGCTTTCGTGAAGTTAAAGGATATAGGAACTTACACGAACTAAAGACGCTTACACAAGCCTATAGTTTCAGAGTTTTAAAGAAAGAATGCCTTGATTTACCTGATAAAATTTATAACAAACATTATGTTGAATTAACACCTGAACAAAATAAATTATATAAAGAAATGAAAAAAGATGCGATGGCAGTCTTAAAAGACCAAGAAACTGTTACCGCAACTTCTGTCATGACACAGCTTTTAAGATTACATACCATGATTTGTGGTTTTGTAAGAAACGATCAAGATGAAATTATAGATATAGATAATAATAGAATAGATGCTATGATGGAACTTATTTCTTATATGGATGGAAAAGTTATCATATGGGCGAACTATGTTCACAATATAGAAAAAATTACCAAAGCTTTACAAAAAGAGTATGGTGGAGCAAGTGTAGTTAGTTATTATGGGGATACAGACCTAGACCATAGAAAGTCAGCGATTAAAGAATTCCAATCCGATAACGAATACCCTAGATTTTTCGTAGGTAATCAAATGACTGCTGGTTATGGTATTACGTTAACTAAAGCTAACAACGTAATTTATTATTCTAATAGTTTTGATCTAGAAAAAAGATTACAGTCTGAAGACCGTGCTCATAGAATAGGTCAAGAAAATAAAGTTACTTATTATGACCTTACAACCAAAGATACTATTGATGAAAAGATAGTAAAGTCTTTAAGGGCGAAACACGATTTAGCAAAACAAGTCTTAGGAGACGGTTTTCAAGCTTGGTTATCCTAAAGTAAAGTTTCTAAAGTTAGGTATTGAAACGGAAGGTGTTGATAAACCTGCTAATTGTTTTTCTAGTTGAGCCAATCTGCTTGTAATTGGGTCTAAATTTACTTGAGGAATATTTATAGAAGCTAATCCTCTGCTTAAATCATCTGCTGTAATAAATCTTGAAACATCAGGTGTTTGAGGAGTAGGAATATTTGAAATAGACCTGTTTATTAAAGATTGTATTTCCGCATCGCTTCTAGGAGTTACTTGGGGAATATTTTGTAATCTAGATTCTAAACTTGCTAATCCTTGTTGAATAGACGAGGGATCAAATTGTGGAACACGAGATAAAATATCTTGTCTTAATGCTCCAATATCTATTTGTTGTGGTTGCGGAATGTTTGCTAATTGTTGCTCTAGCCCACCCAATCTTGCTTGTAAACTTGTTGGATCAAATTGTGGTATTCCTTGTATTTGAGATTGTAAACCTGATATCTGAGATTCTAAACCAGTTGGATCAAATCTTTCAGGAACTTTTATTTGCGACTGTATATCTCTAATCAAAGCCTGTCTATCTAATTGTTCTGGTTGAGGTATATTAGCAAGAGCTTTATTGATATCAGATTGAGTTACAAATTTAGAAACATCTGGTAATTGTTGTTGTGGAACAGATCTTAAAATATCTGATCTTAAAGCTTCAATATCTATTTGAGGAGCTTGAGGAATTTTTATGCTAGATTGAATATCTCTAACAAGAGCTTCTCTATCTATTTGAGGAGTTTGAGGTAATTTAAGTTGAGATTGAATATCTCTAGTAATTTGACCTATGTCTAATGTAGGCGGTTTAAAACTTCCTATTTGTTCTTGTAAACTTGCAATTCCTTTTTCTAATTCAGAAGGATCGTAGGCAGGTATGTTTGATAATATATCTTCTCTAAATGCGGCAGGATCAAAATCCATAGGAACTTTTGGTGTATCAGGAGTCCCAATAGGAGTAAAATCAAAAAGGTCAGCGTCTCTAAAATCTAAAAAACGATCTCTTAAATAATCGTCTCTAGGATCGTAAAAATCTCCATCACGTGGGTCTTTGAAAGGAGGTCCATCAGGTGGTGGTATGTACGGAGGTCTATCAGGTGGTGGTGTTGTAGGGGCTTCAGCAACAGGAATTCCTAAAGCACGTTTAAATACATTTTCATAAGGATCAGCACCAAAACCTAGTTGTGGATAAAACCCTGCACGTTGTCCTGATATTAAACGTAACATGGGGTCTGAATATGTTTCTTTGATAATTCCTGGAACTGTTCTTGATTCGTCAAGTTTTTCTACATCAACAGGTCCACCGATAACCCCTGTCAGCATTCCACCATCGAACATTCCAGGAGCTTCGTCAAAATCAGACGTAGCGTTCATTAGTTCACCTAATCTATTTTTAAGTTTACCTGCTTCATCTGAAGTATATTGTTCTACTTCTACATCATAAACTGACGGATTATCTTTTCTTGAAGTACCTTCTAATTTGGTAATTTCAATATCCATATTTTTTAACATATTACGAAGATCCATACCGTCTTTCATGATATCTTCGCCTTGCATATACCGATCACCTAGTTTATAGGTTTGATTTCTCAAAGAAGAAATACCTTCTGTTAAATCTTTTAATGTTTCTGATAGTGCCATTATTTTTCTTCTATTAACCTTACTTCTTCAGGTATATCATCATCACTCATTATATCATCAAAATTACGTGCATATAACCCTCCAAAAGGTGTTGTTCTTTTAATATTTTTAAATGTACTAAATCTGTTTTTAATAAAACTATCTAAAGCGTCAGCATCTAATATTAAATTATTTAATGTTTTAAACCCTCTGTTTAATTGTATTTTATCGTAAATTCTAAATTTAACACTAATAGGGTTCAATGGACCTAAAATACCTTGTGCTGCTTGTTGTCCTTCAGAAAAAGGAGTAGTCATTTTAGACACAATATCTTTCGCATTTTGCCTAGATTCTTGAGGTATTTTTGATTGAATTCTTTTATTAGTAAATTGTGTAACTTCTGCTAACTTCTTAAGATTGTTAATATACTCTTTATTGAAAAATGTTCCATATGATTTTTCAAAATTAGGGTCTTGTATTATTTTAACTAATTTATCTAGATCTAATATATCACCATAAAAAGGATCAACAGATTTCATATCTCTTAATAAAACCTGTTGTAGATGATATTGAAATTGGTTTTTTAATTCAGGGCTAGTATTTAATATTTTAGCTAATTCTTTTCTACGACCATTTAATTGCAACAAGCTTTCTTCAGGTGTACCTTTAAAAATACTATAAATATTTTGTATTACGTCGTCTGTTTTACCTGTGTATTGACCGTATTTTTTATTAATTTGGTCTATAGCATTATCGTATTTTATTTTAGATTTCGCTACGTTATCTAAATCACGAGCCGCTAACCTAAATGCAGATTGATCACCTTTAGTAGGGTATAGTTTTTTAAAAATACCACTATGTAGATCTAAAAATTCATTAACCGCTTTATTTCTATTTGCTATGTTAGTATCTTTAATAGTGTCTTTTAATCTTTCACCAAATGCGAAACGTAAATCCGTTATAAGTTTATCGTCACCAAGTTCTAATACTTCATACAAGTCATCAAAATATTCGTTAGTTCTCGCACCTCTAACGCTTTTAGACATGGTCATATCAAAAAGTTGTGAAGGTTGAATTTTCCCTGCTCTTACTTCACCTATAAATTGTTTTCGTCCTAATTTATTAGCCTGTGTATATCTATCGTTAGCAAATCTCCAAGCCTCACTTGGTAGTAGTTCCTGACCTTCTACTACTACTTTTCCACCTTTTAAATCAGCTGATTTAAGAGAATCAGCTATATCTTGATCTATAGCTTTTAATAGTTCGTTAACTTCTCTAACATCTAGATCTATGTCTTTTTTACCACCTTTAGCCATATTTAAAAACTTTCTAGTAGCAATTAATTCAGATAAATTTAAAGGAGTAGTAAACCTACCATTAGCATCTCGATTACTTAATCTTAATAATAATTCTTTTGCTTCTGCAGGATCAGGAAATACTCTGTTTGTAAAAGTAGGGTCATTTAATGCAGTAAATATTGATCTTTCTCCTGGATCGTCTACTAATTTTTTAAGGACATTATAAGTATTAGTTTGTCTAGCAGGTAATACACCTACTGCCTGTTTTACAGTTTCAAATATCGTATTACTTTGTTCTTTAGCTCTATTTAATAATGTCTGTAATACTGTATCTCCTTCGGTAAGTTCATCAGCTGATTTATTAGTAATCGTTAATAAATCTAATCCTAAATCACCTGCTGCCCCTTCATATCCATCTAAGCCTTTTATACTTGCCCCAGCAGTTTCCCTTGAAAGTTTATAACTATCTAAAACTCTTTGTTTTAATACATCTGCTTTATCTCCAGCAGCAGATTTAAAATTTCTGCCGAAGACCTCTATCGCTTGATTAGCGTAATCTAAACCAAATTCGTCTGCAAGTTTTGTAGCGTATTCAACTAAAGCCTCTTCGTTATCATCAAGTTGTGCTAAATATTTTCTTCTGACGTTTTGATCTGCTCCTGGTGCAAGAATAAATGCATCTTCTAATGCAAGAAGTTCAGGGTCTTTTGTTCTTTGTCCTAACGTAGGTTTAAAGTTAGGTATTTCACCTGTTGGTAAAACTTCAGCTCCTTCGCCTTTTTCTTTTATCCTAAGTAAAGTTTCATTAATATCGTTTACAACCTCATTAGGGATTTTACCTTGATTAAAAGCTCTATATAAGCCTGTAGCAAATGTTCCTACTAAATTAAAAGCAGCAGTACCTCCAGCTGATAATAATGCTGGATTCACAGATTCTTCTAAAAGATCAGTAAAATTTTTATCTTTATTTAAACCAAATAAATCTTGACCTACTTTTAATTTTGTAAGTTCCCCCATGTAAGTTGTAACGCCTGATGTAGTAGCAGTAGAAGCACCAGAAAAAACTTTATTCAATGTGCTTTGCGGTAATCTTTTTAAATTTTTTGTTAATGCTATTTGTGTTGCTACGTCTAAACCTAATGGTAAAGCTTCTTCTCCTATAAACTCAACAACATCACCTACGTCAGCTCCTGGACGGTTAAAAGCTACTAAGCGATCACCTTTATTTTCTTGAAAAACTACTCCAACACCTTCGATATCTTCCATGTAATATGGTTCTTTACCAAGTTGTTCGCTTAATAATTTTTTAGTATCTTCAAAAGAAAGTTGTCTAGAGCCAAAACCAGATTTTAATCTTGTTAAAAGATTAGCACCAGTTGTATTTATATCTATACCTATTTCTCCTGCTTGCCTTAGTTTTTCTTCATCGTCAAGCCACATACCAATAGGTTTATAAATGTTTTTATAAGCATTTAAAATATCTTGTGTATTTAAGAACGGAAGTAATTGTACTGGAGGTAATTTTTCTTCTAGTTTTTCTGCAGTTTCTCCAATAGCAGTTAAACCTTTCCCAACTGTTTGTATCCCACTTTGTAGAGTTGTGGGATCGTATTCTATAGGTGTTCTAGGAGCTTCAACTCTTTTAACTAAAGTATCGTAATAATCTTTAGCAGCAGGATTATCAGAAAATAGTTTTTGTTTTTCGTCTTCAGATAAAGCATTAATACTTTCAATAACGTTTAAATCTTCTTGACGTAAAAGAGTTATTGGCTCTGCCATATTATTGAGACCCTATTTTAATTCCTGCGGCTTTTAATGCATTAAGTGCAATGTCTTCGTTAGTTAGTTCTTCTTTTGGTAAATTTTTACCAGTTTGAGATTGTTGTTGTAAAACACTACCTACAAAAGGTGCTAAATATCTATTAAACGGACCTTTTTGATTCCCTATATCACCACCGTATATTTGAGCAAAGTTTAAAAATTCTGTAAACTCTTGATTGTAATTACTAGACGGATTCATAAGAGAGGTTATTGGACCTTGCCATTCGTTATCAATATCTTCTTCAGAATAACCGAATTGATTTCTAAAAGGTTCATAAGCTTTGGTTTTATATACTTTTCTTGCAGCAGCTACTTCGTTTTCTGCGGCACTTAATGCTTTAGAAGTAAAATTTACAATAGTCCTCATAGCGGCTTCAGGTGTTGAAGCGTCTCCACCAATAGTTCTTAAAGCGTTTACAATATCTTTATCAGATACCGCCCTAGATTCTTGTCCTTTAAGCAATAATGAATAATACGCTAATTCTAAAAAGAGAGCTTTATAAACTGCGTTGTTAGCTACCTGTGTACCAAGTTCTGACCATTTAAAATTTAATGCTTTTCCATTTTCATCTACTGCGTTTTCTAATCCATTAGCAGAAGTAGTGTTGTTATCTGCAGTTAAATTATCAAAATAACCTGAAATTCTATTTGCAATAGCTTGTTGATCTTTATCTAATTTACCTAATACGTTATTTTGTAGGACGTCTAATTCAGTTTTTATTCTTCCTACAGTATCAAATATAGCACCTGTAAACCCTGCAATATCTCTAGGAGTTTGCGGACTAGAAGCTATTTCTAACATTTGATTAACTGGAGCTACAATGTTTTGTGCCGCAGCAATTTTTGCATTATTAGCGTCTAACGCTTTACCGTATTCTTTAAAATCAATTTTACCTCTAGCACCGTCTCTTAATGTTTGTAGTTGTCCTGGATTGTTGATAACTACTGTTTCTGCTGGTGCAGTTTGATAAATATTATTTCCGTTTTGGTCTACACCTGAAACTATTTCTAATATTTCTTCTCCATTTGCATTAGTTCTAATTCTAGCATTTTGTGTAGCATCATCTATTGAGCCTCCACCTTCTAGTACATCAGGTCGGAATACGTTAACAATTTTAGTTCCAACAGGGCTATCTTTATCTTCTCTTAAAACATAATCTAATAATTTACCATAAATTTTATCTTTAGAAGCTGCTTTTGCTTGTTGATATTGAATACGTTTTTGTTTATTTAATGCTGATAAACTTTTTTTAGTTTCAAAATAAGATTGTTGGAACTGAGGGTCTTGACCTGCGGCATATAAATCCGCTATTAAATTTATTACTTTTCCTTTTTGTTCAGTACCTAAATTAGGATATTGTTGACTTACTAACATATCGGCAACTGTGTTGATATTACCCATATCTAATTTATCTGGATCAATAGAGCCTAAAAGTTCAGCCATCGTTCCTATGCCTTCAGCAGTTACAGGAGAACTATCGTTTACTAGTTCGTCTAACCTATTACCCATAGTTCCTGTAGAAGTTCCTGTGGTTAAGTTACCTTTTGGTAAACTACCACCAGTTACACCACTAACTCCTGTAACTTGACCAGGAGTCAACGTAGGAGCACCTTGTAAATTAACGTCAGGTATATTTACTCCACCACTGAATCCTCGTACAGCTTGGCTCATTGGATCAGTTCCTTGGGATAGCGAATATAGATCATAAGGGTATAATCCCCCCATCATTCCAACTCTTTTTTCTAAATCTTCTAATGTTGCCATTATACTAACTGTCCTCCACCGTAAACTGCACTTCCAAGACCACTACCTAAATAAGAACTTGTATTACTAAGTGGTTGTAACGCAGTAGTTGATCCTGCTAATCCTGCTAGAGGTCCAAAGACTCCTGCAACATTAGTTAGAGTTTGCATAGGTAGGTTATATTGACCTACAAAGTTTTGATAGCCTAGATCTAGTCCAGCTTGTTCCATACCTCTTTGAGTTCCACCAATATTACCTAGTAATTGTACATCGGCTCTTTGTAATGAAGGTAGAGCACTAGCAATACCCATAGTTTGTTGCCCTAGTTGACCTAATCCTTGTCCTAATTGAGCACCTAATTGACCTGTATATCTTCCAGCACCTACGCCTAAAGTTCCTAATTGTGAACCAAGTTGACCTACACCTAGACCTACTTGTCTGCCTGCTGTACCTGCTGCTTGACCTAAAGTCCCTAGTTGTTGTGCTAGTTGTGTTTGTTGAGCACCGCCTAATTGTGTAGCCCCTAATAAACCTTGTAGACCTGCTTGTTGACCTGCAAGAGTTTGTTGACCTAGAGCACCTGTTTGACCTGCAAGTTGTGAGAGCAATCTTGCTTGATTTGCTTGTCTTGCTTGTTGAGCTTCAAACGCTTGTTGAGCTGCTTGTTGAGCTTGACCGAAACCACCTGCTCTGATACCGCTAACTGCTTCCGTAGCTCCTCTACCAAATTGTCTGGCTATATCTTCTTGAGCTAATCTACCTCTAGCACCGCCAAAAGCTCCACTAGCTACTTGCCTAGCACTTTCAGCCACCCCTGCTTTACCGAACTGTTCACCAATATCAGAAAGAGTTTGTTGTACTACTTGTTCTTCAAATGGATTATAAAAAGCTCCAGTAGATCTAGGATCAAAAGCTCCTGTTGACATAAGTCCTGCAAGCCCTGCTTGACCAAGACCTTGCATAGCAGATCCTATAAACGGTGCTTGTGTTCCTGCAAGCCCTCTAAAACCTGCTTGTGCTTCTCTTACTCCTCTGCCTACGTCTCTTGCTCCCATACGAGCAGCACGTTCAGCTTGTTGGTATTGAGCTAACTCTGGACTTAAAGAAGCTTCTAATTGACCGACTCCTCTGCCTGTTAAGCGTTCAGCTTCTCCTAAAGCACCTTGTATTTGTTCAGCACCTAACCTACTACCCATCATTAATTGTTGAGCAGCTTCTTCAGTTAAACCTGCTCCTCTTTCTAAAAATGGTAAATAAGAACCAATAGCTTGTTCACCTAATTGAAAAGCTCTTTGTTCTTGAGGAGTGAACCCAGCGATTCTTTGACCTGTATAAGTAAAAGGACTAGTATCAGGTAGTCCAAGTTGTGAAAACTGGCTAACTAATTGTTGATTTAATAATGGAAACAGTCCAGGAATTCCTGCACCCCCTCCGCCTAAAAATTGTTGAACCAGTCTTGCTGGTACTACGGTTTGTTGTTGGGATTCTACTGCCATTATACTAACCTTGTTCTAATTTGTTCTAATGCTGCTATACCGTTATCGTAATCACCGTTTCCAAAATAGTCTACCATAACTTTTGGCATTACATATTCTTGATCACTTAAATATACAGGGATATCATCGCTTGTTGGTGTTCCTGGACCTGTAACTTGTCCATCAGGTCTAACTAAAGGCTTACCACCTTCTTTATAATTATTACCTATTTTACCACCGAACATTGCTCGTTTAGCCCCTACAAATTGTTCTAAGTTAGGAAACTGAGGAGCGTTTACTCTTGAGCCTTCAATGTAAGGGTTTACGTTTAAATTAACACCAGGAGTTAAGTTTTGACTTGCAAAACTTAAATTTGCACTTGTTCCATATGGGTCTTCACCGTAAATAGCTTCAACTATTTTAGGCATTGCTAACTGTGTAAGTAATGGATTATCTGCAGCAAAAGAAGCTAAACCTTCTCCTAAATTTATAGCTGTTCCTAAAATTGGAACTTCTCTAGCAGCACTTATTGGTCCGTACCCTTGTCCTCCACCCATTCGTATAGCATCAGAGATCGTTCCTCTTCCAAATTCAGTATTTAAAGAACTTAATATTTTATCAGGGTCTGTAATTCCAGTTGCATTTAATTCATTTATTCTTTTAAGTATGTCTGCTTGCCCAGATTTACTTAAAGCATCAACTTGTGCTGCTTTATTTTTACCTAACATAGTTCCTATGGTTGACTCATCGAAACCAGCAAAACTTTGTTGAAAAGAAGTTATAGGGTTTTGCTTAAAGACATTCATCCCTTGACCCTGCATACCTGAAGCAGAAGCTAGTGTAAAAGCCGCTAACATATTTTGAGCATAGTTATCACTAGCAGAAGTTTTTGTACCTATTCCTGCACCAATGGCTGCTCCTGCAGGTCCGCCAATCATACCACCTATAACTGCACCGATTGCAGGTCCTGCTTTTTTAACAAATTTTTTAATTTCACTACCTAATCCATATTGAGTAGCGTATTCAAAATCTTTTTGAATTTTTTCTGCTTCTGATAAAGAGGCGATACCACCTTTTTCTAACATTTCCATCGTCTTCTTGCCTGTCTTATTCTAGAGTTAGGATCGTTTCTGGTTTTAGCTGAACTTCTTTTTAATTGACCGAGAGATCTTGCACAGTAAGACTTTCTACGTTTTGCTGCTTTACTACCCTTTTTAACTTCTCCAGTCACAGCAGTCTTGAGCTTCGAGCCAGGATTTGCCCTTCTATAAGCAGCAACTCCTTTTTTGGTCATGCCTGCACCGCTCTTGGTAGGTCTATAATTAGCCCCTTTGCCTTTTGTTGTTCGAGGTATGGATTTTGCTTTCCGTTTTTTCTCTGCCATTACGTCCTGTTAATAACTAATTTTTGTTAAAAATTCAACGAATGTTGAATGCAGGTAGTTATACCAACCCCTGATATATTCAATATCATAGCTATTATTGCATTTTAAATAAAGCATTATGTTCATAAATAGCTTTAACCCAAAACAATAAATCTTCTTGTTTTAAGACATGTTTTATAAAATTTACTTGATTACAAATTAATTGTAAATTTTCTATTTGATAATTTCCTGAAGGGTTTATTCGATCTATAGAAATATTAGTTTGAGCGTGTTCGTTATCTTTACCTGTACCGTCTTTATTATAAGTCATAGTTATATTACTAAGAGCACACTTACCGTCTTGTTTATGATACAAGTCAATAAGTTCTTCTAAAGTAACTATAATATTTAACCCTTGTACTTTTCCTCTTTTATTATTTAAATGAACAAAAAGGTTTTTTATATAACGTTCTGGGCAACTAGAAATTAATTCGTTTTTACGTTTTATGCGACAAGGGGTACAAACCGCTTCACGTTTTCTTTGATTGTTTTTAGGTGTACAACCGTAGTTTTTAGGAAAGCTAGTATAAGGTTTTTCTTCATTACACCTTATACAAACTTGTGCCATAAATTAAGCGTTATCTATTAATACGCCCTCAAAAGTTGCTGACACTGCTGTATTTCTCTTTAATTTTAAAATACCTTCGCCTAATACATTCATTCAGGGTACGGTCTATTTTGTATTAATAATATATCTAAAGCAGCAGAAACGGTAACCGTTCCTCCTGCTGAGTCTGCTTGAGCTCTAACTTCTATATCTGTTTTTTCAGTAAGTTTTATAGGGTAAGGATATTCAATCGTACTATAACCTGAACTTGATAAAACCCTGTCTTTTACATTAAAAACACCGCCATACGGTCTAGCTACTAAACTTAAAATTGCGAACTTACCTGCTGAAGAAGATGCCGATACATCTTTTTGAGTAACATAGGCAGTATAACCTCTAGGTATAGTATAGGTCATCATTAGGGTTTGATTGTCACCTATACCTACTGTAGCGTATTTATTGGTAGGCACTCCACCTGAGGGTGTTGCTTCTGTTCCTACATATAAAACACCAGCATTACCACCGCCACTACCAGCAGTATTTACCACAATTCTATTAACTCTAAACCAAGTGCTGCCATTTAATTCAACACCTGTTTGACCGTTTAAACTTACGGTTTCTACTTT